CCGGCGTATCCGAACCGATCCGCACACGTTCTTCGGAGCCATCGTCACCCTTGAGGATCTTGTCGTTAAAAGATCCCATCTCCGTCACCACGCCCGAAGGGTCAACACTCAATGTTACATCGTTGTCGGCGGTTACTGTTGATAGGTAGTCGTAGATTTCAACTGCGGCCATTTTATCTCCCTACCAAAGCGCAGCCCCGCCGCCTTCTTTATACACATTAAAATCAAAGCTCGTCCCTGCGTTCAAATCCGTCAGCGCATTCGAATACCACCCCTCATTGACGAGTCCTCTCTGCTTGTAGATATGAACTGCCGATGCGTTGGGTTCTGTGACTTCGTAGAGTTTTAGGTTGTCGAGCCAGATTTCTTCGCCTGCGGCCATTTCTGCTGAACGAAAAGCACAGGCTGTGGTGCTATCTGCTGTTAAATAAAGTTCAAATGGTACAAATGATGTGGATGTAATTGTAACAGAGCTGAATGAATACGGAGCCGCTCCACTGTAAAGTCTTAACGCTACTGAATCAGTTGCTCCAACCTTGGCATTTCCTGTTATTTTGTACTGCTTTCCGACTTCAAGGTCAGCACTAAAATCCGAAGCGGCATCTCTTAATGTTAACTTTGCCCCACTCGCATTATCCACATAACTAATCTTCAACGCCCCGCTATCAATCTCCATCGTGTTCGTACCGTATACAACCCAGCTTATGTCAACCGGATAAACCTTGTCAGCAGCGGTCAGGGTTAAACTCGTCCCTGTCGCAATAAAGGTTGTTCCCACGGTGCTATTGGGTGCGCCATCAGCGGTGAAATCAAGTAAACTCTGTGCGCTGATCTCGTACATCTTGCCAACGGTGAGAGTTCCAGAAGAAAGCTCGGCGAGTCTGAGGTCAGCAAGGGTAAAAGCACCCTTGTCGCCGCTACCACCACCGCCGTCCTGGTCGAACAGGTTGGTGCCAAGCGTTTCAATCGTTGCCTCTGGACCAGCATAGCCGATTGCCTTACTGCCGTCGCCAGCATCTAAAACTACCCTGTAGCCGGTGCCTGCGAATTGAGTTGAAAGAGACACCACAGAATGACCGCAAGCCCCGCCTGTGGTTTCAGCCGCAACATAAGCCGCAGTTGTGCTTATTGAAAAGGCATCGGCACTATCTTTAACCGTGACCGCCCTGACTTACCAGTTTAGCTCCGTCATTTCCGTCAGGGTGTCGAAGTAAACCAAGTCGCCAACTTCTAAGCCATGAGCCGTCGAAGACACCACGCCGGGATTCGCTTTTGTTATTCCGGTGATGTTATTCGGCAAAGCAGTTGGGATGATTCCGTCAAGCCAAGCCTGCCCGTCCACGAAGGAACCACGGACGGAGGTGTAGCTGGTTTCGTCTTCTTTCCAGACAAGACCAAAGGCAAGGGTGGGGATCAGCAACAGCGTTAAAAATATGAGTAATCGTTTTTTCATCATGACCCCTTATCGGCAGCTACGCCTACGATTTGATAACAGCTCCAAAACCCGCCAAGCACAACGCTATAATCAGATGAGCAGACTATGGAAGTGCGTATCGTGATATTATCGTACCAGATCCGATCCCCATCAGTTCCCGTAAGCGTTCCGTCAAGATCGATCTGGGTCGATGCGTCAGGATCAATATAAAAGTCTGTGTCAGCATCTTGCATACCAATCGTGTCCTTGAACCGCACTACAAGAACGCCCTCTGAGCCGTCATAAGCCGAAATATCGGGCAACCCGAATTGAATATCATCCGTGCCGTTCCAACCCTGGGTAGTGATTAGGGTATTGGAGCATTCTTGGATCGTAAGCTGATGAGGGCTTGTCGTATCTGATAAGATTGCAGGATATAATCGTTTGACTCTTGTTTGAGCAATCGCAGAGGTCGTGCCGCCTATCGGTGTGCCGTCTATTGTGCCGCCGCTTATGGTTAAAGCATCCACTACGTCAACATCAGCAACGTCTGTGCCGCCGGGTTTATAGTAATCCGTCCCTTGTGTCGCAATCGACAAAGCGCCCGTGGTGGTCGTGTTGTAAACAATACCGCTTGCCAATGCGCCCAATGCCTGTTCGGCGCTCAAAGTCCCATCAGCGGTTTGAACAATATACTTTGCACCCACCGGAGCCGCCGCCGCTGATACGGTTTCGATCTTGTCTCTCACGGCGTCCATGGTGGGAACGCAATCGTTTCCATTCCAGGTCGTTGCATTATAGGCGCTATCATCAACGCAAACATCGCACGGCACAAAAGCCAGCGCCGAAATCGGGAAGATCAAGAGCGAGAAAATTATAAGGGAAGTTAATTTGTTTTTCATTTTAAACCTCTTATTTCGCAAAGATTAGAGTCACGATGTAAACCCCGGAGGCGGTTGCCTGACTATTTACATCCAACGTCAATGCTCCGGTGATGGGGTCGTGTCTGCATGGTCTGATGTAATTTCTTGTATCGTCGTCGAGTTGATCAACACCCTTGCCGTTTAGAAGATCAGTTCCCCCGGCGTCCAGAATATAAACGTCTGAATTGTCGGTGACGCTGGTATCGCCGGAATCGTTTTCAACGATTACCCGATAGAGATACATCCCGATTATTCTGCCGTCTGTCGTGTCCTGGTCGGATATGGCCCCGGTTGAAGCGTCACCGGTGACGGTAAAGGTGATTTGAAGCATGTCCCTTGAAAGAACCGTTGATACTTGCGGAGCCGTTCCGTCCGCCAAAGCCGAAGCAACTGTAAAAAATAAAATCAAAAGCGTTAAAAATATCTGTCTCATACTTCCCCCTTTAATTTGCTATCTCTTGAATTGAATCTCTATATCCCGGATCTCCCGGCCCGTATTTCGTAACCACATTGACAATTTCATGGCCATCAATTACGATTTTTTGTGATAAGTATATCGGTCTGTCGCTCCCCCCGCTCGCAGAGTTAACCGCATTGACAAGCCTATCAACGAGTGTGCCGTTATTAATTTCAGCAAGGGTGTTCATGCCAGCATCGTTATTGACAACACCTTCGCCAACGCCACCCCAGAAAGCACTTTCACCTAACGGCCCTCTGCCGGATAAAAACATTTCATTCGCCAATAATGGCCCGCCCGTAGCGTGAGCGCCTGCCGCCGCTTCTGCCGCCCAATAGCTTGCTGCGGTTGAAGATTTTAAGTCCTGCATATTTTGGATATAATCGGCAAGCAACATATTGTCGCTCATAAAAGAATTTAAATATTCATTGTCCTTTGCCCAATTTGGTAGGGTGTCCCCAGCGGGCGCAATGTCTGTTCCCCAAACCAAATTATTAAGAAACCAATCGTTGAAAAGTTCCTTGAGTGGGGCAATGTCGGCGGGTACGGCAAAATCTTGGTCAAGCCCCTCTACCCTGAATGTTGACAACCCTTGCTCCCATGCTGAAACATAGGCTCCGGCTGATGGGGATGTGGGATTACTGCCAAATAGATCGCGCATTATTGGGGCCATTGTTGCTGTGATAGTCGGGCCTAATAATGGTACGGCCAACGCCAACGCCATGTATGGTGCCGCCGCCGCCAACCCTGCGGCAGTACTCGACCCTGCCGCCGCTGTTCCGGTTGCCGCCGCTCCGGTCGGTGCCGCCACCGCACCACCACCCGCAAGGGCCGCTTCGGTTTCTGCCGCAGTAAATCCAAAACTCGTTAGTGCTCCCGCTCCCGCACCTCCAGCCGCCGCTGCCCCGGCTCCCGCCGCTCCGCCGGCTGCCGCCCCGCCAAGACCGAGCAAATCACCGAGGGAAGGAATCCCCAACAGATCGCCTATGCCTCCAATTAATTTTTCTAAGCCTGCCGACGCCCAACGCATAATGAATTTAGCCAACATCTCAGACCACATCTCAACCATGTTATCAAAAACACTGCCTGCGAGTTCGCCCAAATCTAAAAACCCATCACCTGTAAAATTGAAGAAATCAGTCAGGGCAGCGGTCCCGGAATCATTAAACGTTCTAATCGTCTCATACCCAACATCGCCCCATGTGATCGTGTCCTGGGTAATGTCGTAGAGTCCGGCCTTGACCCCGGCAAAGAAATCGTCACTCGCCCGCATTTTTTCATGCTCAAGCTCGATGTATCTCTGGGCAAAGGCTTCATTAATAAGGGCGGTTTCTCCAAACAGGTCGATGTATCTTTGCTTCTCATCGTCGAGCATCTTTTTCTTGAACTCGAAATAACTTTCATCGGTTCGTCTTAGGCTACCCCCAAGCATTTCATAAAGCGAGTTTATCGCTTGCGTTTCTTCGGCTGTTATCTTCTTTATCTTTTCGGATCGATTCTCCCTGAACTTCACCATTGCTTCGTTATGTTTGGCGTAATCAGCAGCGGTCAAATCCATATGCTTTCTTTCAAGCATGGCTTCTTCTTTTACGCTCTTGGAAAGTTTGCCAAATGATAGGGCTAATTTTTCAACGTATTCCTTCGCCGCTTTTATTTCTTTCGCTTCCGCCTTGATTTCTTCTTTGGTTTTATTGGTCACCGTCCCAAGGTCTTTTTGTTGCGCCGCTGCAAGACCGGACACATCGGCATATCCCTTAATGGCAGCATTGGCCTTTATGGTGTGCGTCGCAATCAACCCAATTTCCTTGCTTGCACCGTGGGCACTCTTCAGCATTCCATCAAGGCCAGCAGAAGCGTTGTTCGCCGATTCGGTGAATAGGTCTGCTTCTGTAACTGCATCCGGGAGAGCGTTCGCAACGTCTTCTATGGCATTTACGACATTGCTGGCCCACTCTTTAAATATGCCGATAGTCAACAGGATCGCATCGGCCATAGTGAAAAACGCACCGACTACTGCATTACAAAGATCAATTATACCCTCAAGCGTTATTACGCTCGCCTTTGCGAGAATGACAAGATTGTCTTTGTTTTCAATGATGACATCACCGATGCTTTTCATAGCAGCAATAACAGTAGGTGCTATTTCCTCACCTATATCGATTAAAACCTTCCCAATGGTATTTCTAAACGCCTCTTTTGAAGCCTCAAGAGTTACCATCCACTCCCGAAAGGCTTTGTCCATGGAGCCGGTTTTGTTCCCCATGTCTTCTATTTTATCCGCCATGCCCTTGAAGTCGCCCACGGATAGAGCAGCAACACCCCGTATGGCCCGGATGTTTCCAAAAAGAGCCGCCATCTTGACCTGAGAGCCGCCAGCCGTGGCGCTTAATTGCTTTAGAGTCTCAGTAAACCCGATGCTTTTTATCGCAGCCTGCGCGCTCTCGTATCCCATAGACTTCAAGGCTTCATTCATGGCCTTGGAGGGCTTCATTAGAGAGGTAAGGGTTCGCATGTAAAGCGTGGCCGCTTCGTCGGAGTTCCCGGCAAGCTGTGTGACCTGTGCGAATGATCCCCCGAGTTCGTCTTGACTGATACCTAAATCGTGAGATGCCTTTGCGAGTCCGCCAATATGTGGAACGAGTTCAGCAACAGTCGTTTGACCAACACGTTCAATGGCAAATAAAAGGTCTGCGGCGTCTGCGGCGGAACGGACTTCCCCCTCGTAGCCGGCCATAACCTTTGTGAGCCCTTTGACGACTTCGGCTTGATCGACGTGTGCGGCCTTTCCAGCCATGGCCGAAGTCGTGAGCATTTCCAAAGCTTTTACGGGGTCGGTTACGCCAGCGGAAATAACCTGATAGTACCCCTGCATTAATTGGGTGGCGCTTCCAAGTTCAGGAGGGAGGGCCATTATTTCAGCACGGATTTCTTCGAGACTGCGGCCTGTCACCTTGCCCATATCAACAAGGGCGGTTTCAAAGGGTTGGAACTCGTTTAGTACTTTTGCTACCCCCACTGATATGCCGGCAAACGCAGCGCCAAACACCAAAGCCCCTTTTGCAGCTAACTTAAAAGCACTCTCTGCCTTTGTGCCAAAATTTGTGACAACTGCCGTGCCTTTATCGTCTACGAGCAGGTCTATTTTTAGCTTTGTGGTCATTACTTTTTTCTCGTATGCGCTTAATGGCAGAAAGCAACCCTATGTATCTGTCCAAAATTATGGGCCGTTGCCCGATTGGTACGCGATAGGTTTTGAAAACGACTTCCGGGCCGACAATGTTCATCCGACCAAACAAGTCCAGGAGTTTTCGGTTTTGTCCCGAAAGTTTTTGAGCTTTACCACCCGGCCTATGGCACTCATCGACATACTCAATTCCTTTGCAGTTTAACCCCTCGCTCCCTGGGAATCCGTCTTTCTGTAGTCGGACACAAAAAGAACACTCCATCTTTGTGGGCGAAAAAAACCACTCCGCCCATTTTATGAGTTTTTTTCCTGCGCCTTTTTCTTGTCGCCAAAAGCTGTGCTTCGGTTGAACACGAAAGCGGATATCCCCCCGAGAGAGTACTTGAATATTTTTTCCTTCGTGTCTTCGCTGAAGGGAATGTCTTTGTTGTTTGCATCGACCAATCCTTTCCAACTAACAAGGCAATGATCATGAATTTTCTTCCGCTGTTCTCCGGACATGAGAAACCCGCCGTCCTTAATTATCGCGCCGGCAAGCTCGGTGGGATACGGACGGATTTTAAAATATGTTCCGTCCCCCTTGGGTTCTCCCTCGACAACATCCCCGTTTTCAAAATCGTACCACTTCGCATCCATACTTAAATCTGACCAATCAATTTTTAACTTTGCCATTTTGCTCCCCTTTTAAGTTATGCGTTTGACGTAAATGAAGGTGCTCCAAGCATCTGGAATTGCACCGATTCCTTCACAACTTCCCCAACGGATGGGTTTATAGAAAATCCCGTGAATGTAACCCATACGGTAAAATGATCCCCGGTTTGATCGGCATCCGGGTCGTAATTAAACAACTGTAAAAGAAAATAGTCTTGTGTGCCGTCCACACAATCTTTCATCGACTCAAAGAAGGAAGCCGTGCCGATAAAAAACGCCTGTGCGCTTCCGGACCCACTCCCCTGACCTGGGAGGGCGAGTTTCCACTGTTGCCCACAATAGCTTTGATCTGCCATGTCGAGGGAAACGTCAAAACTCCACCCCAATAGATATCCGACCTTTTCCAAAGCGGAAGCCTCGATGTATCCGTTATTGCCGTCCACATCGACCACCGTAACATTGCCGGTGAACGTGGCTTGACCCCGGACATGATCCACAATCAAAACAGTTTCACTGCCGGTATCGGTAAAGGTCGGGGTTGCGTTGGGGTTCAGGAGTCGCTTTGCAGCCGTAGTAATTTGGGCGGTTGCCGCTGATTCAGTCGTAGCCTCATCCTTGAGGTTTCCAATCATCCATTGATCGGCTAAGGTATGACCCGTGGTCGCCGCGAATAGGATCGTTTGGGCTTCATCAAGGGTCTGGGCCGAACCCGTAATAGAAACAGTCTCGGTCCAGGCCCCGCCGTTCTTTCGCCACTTGAAAGTATCGGGTACATCGGCGGCGTCTATTACGACTTCATAATAAGATGTCGCTGCGTTTGTCGCCCCGGTTCCCCACGTAACGTCGTTAAGTCCGCTCCCGGAAAACCCGTTAGGTCTAAGCCGATAGATAGCTGCCAGTTTTCCATGGGTTGGAGAGGTTGGACTTGCCATAATAAACCCCCCTTTTTATGCTTCATAGGTTAGGGACAAAGCGCCATCGCCCTGAAAATTAATAGTGAAATTCGCTGTGCCGCTTAAAGACGGCCCCATAGAAAACCCAGTGACGTAGATATTCCCGGTGAACGCATTTGTTGAGGCGTCCAAAAGAAATTTCACATCAGTCAGTTTTGTTCCGGGTGTCGCTGTAATCAGATTGTCAAAAAACGCTTTCTGTTCTGTGTTCCCAGCAACGAAAGACCCATTGAACGATCCGGACCATCCGGCTTGACCGGGCAGTGCTTCTTTCCAATCCTGGCCGCTTCTCGACATATCGCCCATGTCTAAGGACACATCTATCGACCATCCTTGGGTATAGCCCATGGCGACATCGTTTTTCTCGATCCGCACAGCTTTTCCATGAAATGGAGTTGAATTGTAAGCCATTGTTATTTCTCCTTCTTAGGTTTCTTGCTCTTGGGTTTCTTGGTAGAAAGGACTTTTCCTTCCAGATCCAGCAGTTCGAGCGTTGCATTTTCACAAAGCAGGCAAAAACTCTGAACGTCTTTATGAACCTTCTCCGGGCAAGATTTTGGTTTGGTGCAACTGATTTTTATCGGTCCTCGATAGGGTTTCATTTGGTTCTCCGAAAATAGAAAAGGACAGTGTAATGGTGTGGCACCACACTGCCCTTTTCTCTTGCTTGCCCGGTGATCAAGCCGGACAAAGTGTTTAATTTTTAATTACGCAAACACGTCGCCGCCCCCGTAGTAATCGCTAACGATCTTGATTAACATCTGAGCATCGAAATGTGGATATGACCCCAGGGTGCTATACCTGATTTGCATTTCATCGATCCTCATGCCTGTAAGAGTAGCGACCGCCGTAACAATTACGGATTCCACCAACTTTCGGAATGTTTCGATGTTCTGCTCACCGTTCATTTCAACAACATTGGTCTTGCCGCCGGTTCGCGAGCTTGCGTCATAAATAGCAGGCACAATCTCCATCCAGTGGTCTTGTGTTTCGAGTTCATATCCTAAATGCTTTTGGCGCATCCGGATTAAGACAAGCGGAAACTGACCCTGCGCCGGGGGTTCCTGATGGTCGGTCCCGACAAGCACCTTGTGGTTTCTCGTATAATTAGAAGTACACCACGTTTGAGTCGCGCTGCTGTCATGTATGGCGTCCCTTAATGTGGTCAAGAGGGTAATCATGTTCATATTCGCTCACCCATCATTTTACGGTTCCAATTACTTTCGATGTTTCTCCACGTTTCGGCTTTGTTGACTTGCCAAAACGGGTCGATTTCCTGACGTGCCGGAAGCTTAAAAGTTGAGGGTCCGGTCTTTCGGATGAAGAAAAACTTGTAAGCCGGGTCCCTCTGTTTTTTTAACTTAATGGCTAATGGTAAAAGTCTCTTTCTGAGAGCCGCCCGTGATCCTGATGGTAGGGTTTGCCCGCCGGACTGAAGAACTGTTGCAAGCCCCCTCCATCCTTTCGCATCTATGCCGGGGCTTATAAAACCAACCTCAACGTTGTACTTTCCGCCCGTGATCCCTGCTTTATACCTGACAAGCCTTGACAAGGACGCAAGCGGTCTTCGGGCGTTTTTCTTGAACTTCCCGGTTTTCGTGTATCTCGCAATCTGAGATAATGGCGCAAGTTTCGTTCCCCCAGGTCGAGCCGCCTTGACTTCACCTTGTAATTTTTTATAAAGCCTGAACGCCTCCACCTTAGCGGCGGTCTGAGCAGCGCTAACTCGTTTCTTTTCAAACGCGTTCAACTCTCTTTTGACCTGTTGTGCGTTTTTGAAGATCAAATTAACGGCCTTCATAAATCTTTTCCTCTTTGAAAATCATGCGCTCATCTCTAAAAAGTAGAAGATCCCAATCGCTTCCGTTTCCGCTTATGGTATCTGAAACGTACCAAGTGACTGAGTTTATAACTACAACGTCACGTCGAGCCGGACTTGCAACATCGCTCACCTTGATAGACATCTGGGCGGTGGCAACCATCCTCCCGGTCACTTCATCCAACGCCTCTCCATAATCGACGATTGCCGAAATGCTACCGCTGTTATAAGTAACCGTTTCGGCAAATTCGTCGGTGTTATAGATCGCCAAATCATCGGCGGTAAGCTGTGTTGAAAAGCTCATTATAGCCCCGCAGCGTGTATTCTGTAGGCAATCTTGACCGTCATTGTGGTATCTCCACCGGCATTGCCCGCAAAGTCGTCATTGGGATTAAATAATCGTAGGCCATTATTAACGATATCGCTGGCCGCATCCGTAGCAATACCAACGGGGTTGATAAGCGCCATCTGGTCTACGGCCTGATCGATAAATCCGGTCATTTCAATCGTGCCGGTTACGTCTGCGCCGCTTGTGGCATACTCAATAACTAAATTATCCGCATCCTCGGAAAGCACATTTGTACCGTAGTCAAGAATCAAAACAGCAGAAACAAACTCAAGAAACTTATTGGCACCGGGAGTAGCCACCAGAGTAATAGGCGTGTCTGCTAGGTCTTTTATCTGTGCATTGGTTAATTCAATAGTGTCATGGTAGATAATGGTCGACGAATCGAACCCAAGGCTTGCAATATTGGTGACTGCTCCACTTGCCGAAATGTCCCAATCAGCCGAATCAATAGCGACCGTTCCGGTTGCAGTAAGGCTCATGTCATCACCAGATTGCAAAGTAAGGTCACCATTTGACCCCCCTACCGCATTGATAATAATTCCGCCATCGGTCGTCTCTAAATTGATAGCGTTGCCGGCGACAGTCCCTTGCCCATCGATTTTGATTTGATCTCCAACCGCTTCCGTCGCAACCAAATTGATAGAAGACGCACTTGTAAGGTCTAAGTCTTCACCCGCAACAGATCCAGCAACAGTTATATCAATACCGCCCGCCGATGTGCTGAGAGTCATAGCGTCCGCAGCCGTACCCGTGGAACTCAAGACAAGGCTTGAGTCTTTAGCGCCGGTTAAACTTAAAGTAAAATCATCTGCCGCACCATCAGCCACTTTTGTAATAGCTGAAGCCGATCCACTTGCAAGAGTGACATTCCCGGACGAATCGACGTTGACCACTTCGGTTCCCGCCGTAGAAAAAGATAGAAAGTCCGGGTCCGTATCCGCCAGTTTGATTTCAAAAATGGTTCCGTCTGTCGGGTTCCCGGTCTTCTGTTCTAAAAGAAGTCCCGTCACGTCACCAAAGGCTGCGGTGAACTGCATCGAAAACATATCAGCGGTGCCGCCAAAGTCCCACGTTGTGGTATAGGTCGTCATATCAAGGGTTTCGTTGGCGTCCGGAACAGCAAGGTTATCCCATGCAGTCGCACTGGACGTTGCCAGCACATCGGTTTTCGTGCCGGAATCGTCAATAATATAGAGCTTGTCAGTATTGACAAATAGATCGAGATAACCGCTGGGCGGTGTGCTATGGTCGGCACCCTCATCTTCAAAACGGACACCGTACTTCATACGCTGTGCAGTCCCTGCCCAAACCGATGTCGAAACAAAGGCCATAATCAGCAAGGGAATCAAAATAAATTTAAAGCGTTTCATATTAACCTCCGTTTCGATTATCCGCCGTCAGCGGGTGAAGTGGTGGCGCTCAAGTTCTGAATTACATAAACATAATCAACAGCACCGATTTCCACGTCCCATGCCAAGCGAGCCTGAAAAGCAATCTGACTATTGAGATACGCCTGGGTGTTCTCTCCCAGGGTCACGTATTCAAATCGCATCTTCCACTTACGCTTGAACTGCTTTTTGAACGCGCCGTAATACCAGGTAGCAGCGGATAGATCGTCCAGTTTTGTGGTTGAAACCACACGCTCCGCAGGAATGTTCCATTTTCCAGCAGGACCCCAGTTGGATTTTTCATTCTCGACACCGGGTACATACTCAGAATTGAGAACCTTCATAACCGTTCCGACAATCGCATCCGGGCAAAGAATCTGAACCAGGGATCTCGGAATCATTATTCTTTTGCCCCTGGAATTGAGCATGGTTCCCATGCGTACCCGACAGTTTTCCAGGTCGGTTTCATCAACAAAGGGATTGGTATTGATTCGGTTTCCTGAAGGCGCTCGGGTTCCGGGCGTGTTGGCCGTTGCAGAAAAAAGCGCAGTCCCGGTTCCAGCCGGTCGATAAACATAAGGCTCGGCGGGTGTGGTCTGTGAACCATCATAATCCGTTACTCGTTTGAGGGTCTGCTCTTCGATCCATTCAGCCGCAATTTCTCCCAGAGCGTTGGTTCTGGCGACAATATCAGGGAGGTCGTTTTCAAGAATCGACTCAAGGGAAAAGGTGATTTTCCGCCCGTTCTTTCTGTGCCGGATTTCTACCTTCTCTTCATCGACTCCGATTTCAGGAAAGTCACCCTTTTCCTTGACCTCATCAACCTGGCTATCCATGGTATTAACTGAAACCATGGTTGTAACTTTTTTGTTATCGTCGAAATCGGTGCAAAGATCCTGCCCCACGGTTTCAACGGCTTGATAAGCATCGTTGACCTGGGCGATGGTCGCCGTCCCGGTCAGAATTGGAAAGGCTGAAGTCGTGACAGACCTTTGAATGCCACCGGGCATGGTCATAAGCACCGGGACCTCAACATCTGCAAGGCCATGGTACAAAGATCGAAGGTCTTTCAGATTTTCGAGTTTCAAATGCCCGTCGTCTGCGCCCTGCTGAATCTTGTGAACAAAATTCTCGGGCTCATGCTGGGCCAACGCTCTTAAATCGCCAATCGACAGACCGTGGCCAATTCTTACAAGGTTGCTTTTGATAAATGTTTTCATTTTATCCTCCGTTCAAATTAAAATTAGCTGCCGTCGGTCCATGCAGACGTCGTACCCAAAGCGATAAAACCATCCGCGCTTTCTGTAAGTAATTGGACAGAAAATCCAATAGTGGTTTGAGCTATTTGATTACCGGCAGTCAGCACTGCACCATTCAGACGGATCGCATCCGCAGTATTTGGATTGATGTTTTGATCCGCACCATCGATATTGACAAAAATCGCGTCCATCCCCGGTTTAACTGCGGGTAGGGTAATGGTCGTGGTTCCCGAAATAAGAATCAGGGAGTTATACATATCCCCTTCGAGAAGGGTTGCGGTTGCGGTGACTGCAAGCACCCTGCGTCCCGGATTCACCAACTGACTGAACCTGAAACCCCAATAAGACACAGCAGGATTGAAAGAAAACCGTGCATATGACTGGTTCCTGATGGTCGTGTCCTCTTCTTGGGGATAGTGGCTGTCATCAACAACAATGGCTACAGCAAACGCACCAGCTCCAGCGGTGAGTGTTTGGGTTGTGGTGGCGGTCAACGTGTAAGGATCTCCAACCGCTACGCCAGCGGCGGCTGCAATCGGAAATTCAAAAACGTCTTCCGGGTGAAGTGAATAAAATTCGATGTACCGTGACGCGACAAGCTCATGCCTGCCGCTGGCTTTTTGTTCCTCTGCGGCGATTGCCAACGGGTAGCGAAAATCGGCAACGGCATCAATCGGGATAAAATACCCGGTGGTTTCATTCCAGGTGCAGATTTCCCCGCGCTTAATCGCCTGGGTAGACCCGGCCTGAACCAACCCTTTGAACATATGGGGCTTGCCATCCTTTCTGTTTGAATATACAAACGGATCTTTATTTGTAGCGGCCATTTTTCATTCTCCTTTTTAAAATTTAGTTAAAAGACATTGTGGGCTGGACTATTCCGGAAAAAAAGTCTTTGTCGTCAAGCCCCTCGAAAGAAGTCCGAAGGGTTCTATCCATCGTGCCTTTTTTCTTTTTCTTCAGGCCATCGCCCAAATCGCCAAGGTCTTCGGCATCACTCTTGCCGGTTGCCATGTCTGTAATCGCCCTCAACATCTCCGGTTCGGTTTTGCCGTCAACTGCCATATCCGAAATCTTGTTTTTGCATTCGGGCGAAACGGCCCCGGCGCGTCCGAGCAGATCGGTGAACGTTTCGGTATCAACCCGCATTTTGGGCCGTGCGTCCTCGGTCAGTATGGACCGAACGGCTGTGGCAATGTCCTCGGCTTTGGGGATGTCCTCCGGTTTGGCGAAATTTAGCCTGCCGATTGCCCCGTCAATCATTTCCTGTACTTCGTGTTTTTCCATTTTTTGAGCCTCCTGCTTTTTAATAGTTCTTTCTATGTCGATCCCATCCAATGAACGCGTCAGTTCCCTGCCAATACCGACCGAAGAATCAAGGGGAATGGGAGTTAAAGAAATTTCATGTGGCGTCCAGCGTATAGCAACCATGGCAGGGCCTTTGATTTTCACGTTGTCTTCGGTTTCATAATCTTCATTCTGCAAAACTTCCCTGAACTTCTGGACCGTGTAACCTACCGACACGCCCCGCAAACTGCCGGACTTGACCTTTCCAAATGCCTTTTCGCCGTCCTCATCCTGGTCAAAGATTACCGTTGCAAACCCGACCCGATCTTTAATACTGATGTTTTTAAGCGGCCCAACGATTACGCTCGGGTTGTGATTCAGCAATGCAGCCCCATGATTTTTGAGTCTTGATAGATCGACGTTCTTTTTTCCATGGAGTAAAATCTCATTACCGAACCAACGCTTGGCGGGCATTTCCGAAGAAAAAGAAGTTTTTACACTCCGGTCTTTCTCGTTTACCTCCCGTTCATCGATCTCGAACGACCGATAAAACATTTGATTTTTCATTACCTTTTTCCTTTTTACCGCTCGGTCCGTCTTTCGTTTCCGGCGGCGGCGTGGTTAATGTCACCCCATACTTTTCTTCAACTCTCTTGATTTTAAGTTTCGCCCTTGCTAATTTTTCAATGTGCTTGTCAAAATCCTTGCCTCGCTCGGCCAATACGTCAGGGAGGATTTCAACCATTGTGTTCAGGTCGGTTTCGTTGGCTTTTGCTTCTTTTGCCGGATCAATCCACTTTCTAAAGACTGCCGGAATCCAATCCGATGCCAGATAATCATCAAGCCGCCGGTCAAACCCTCTGGCCGTGACCTTACCCTCAATTACCAAACGAGTGCCGACGTTCTCCCATACCGGCCTGCAAAGATGGTTGATGAGATACCATTGACGTGCGGCGCAAGCGGCGTACCAATTCAGTAGAACTGTCCGGGCGTTGGAATAGTTCATGCCCTGCCAATTTTGGCTGAAGACCTCGGGGGGCATGTCTAAAGCGTTGGCCGGACCCCTCAACATCTGATTGACGAACTCACCGAAAGAATCGTTTGGCCTGCTGGGTTTGTGAATGTCGAAATCTTCATTCGGCATCAGATAATGCGTCATATTTGGGGCGTATTCGTTGATGCGCTCATATCCGTCTGGCCGTTCTGAGTCTGGAACCGGTAAGGTGTAATTGGCTGAAAATCCCGTAGGATCTTGGGTCTTCACAATCCCGGTCATGCAAGCGTCTTCAAGGGCAGCTAACTTTTCGGCCTCGGTGTAGCGGTCCAGGTCGTGAAGGTCTTTAAGGCCAGCCGCAAACTCGGAAAATCCCCTTGACTGCTCAGGTCTTAACGGGTTAAAGAGATGGATGACTTTTTTAAGAGCGCCGTTGCCGGGTGTTGTGAAATAGGCGTCGATTTCCTCATAATCAGAGCGGTTTATCGCGACGGAAAGTGTTTCCCCTGGGTGTGTCTTTAAGACATAATATTTTTTTGGGACGCCTTCTTCGTCGTACTCGATCCCGTGTCTGATTTTAGGATTGTTTATTTCTGAACTCGGTGTTTGTAGCCGGTCCGCCTCAAGGACCTCTATACAGTATGAAATAACCCGGCCTCGGCGCTTGCTCTCCCTCCCTATGACAAGGCTTTCACCGTCGCGCATCAAAGCACCCTCGGCTATGCCCTGCTGTTCGTAAAACGAGCTCATCAGTCTTTTGTCGGCCTGCCTTTGCCACTTCTCGAACCATCGCTCGAAGAAAAAAGCCGCAAACATAGCGGAGTTTTCATTTATCGAAGGGGTTAGTATCGGCATGTCTGGATCGTCGGCGGTCACAGCGGATTGAAACCTAATCCCCTGACCGACTACGTGGCGCACGTTTCTCTTGATCGGACCCGAGACAAAGCCGTTGTTCTGTTCCAACTGCCGGACGTGTTCCCGTAAGGCTGAGATAGAATTAAAAATGGAAGCGTCCGGGCTTCTGGCTTCGGCTTTCAGGTCGTAACGCCCTCTCCCCTTTGAAACCGAGTCAAAGCTGCGCCGTTGGCCGTCAAAATCCTTTAGTCTGCCGATTCTCTGGCTTGCGATGTACCCACGCATGGCTCTATCGGGAAAAAACTTGGCGTAAAGCTGAAAAAACTTGCTCATTATTGAAACCTCCGATGTCTGCCGAAACTGACCATCTGGGACCGATCCCCGCTTGATTCAAGGGCTTCAAGTTGGTAAGTCTTTTCTAAAAGCCCCACCAATTCGTCAAAAGAGCGATAGGTTATGGTCCGGGTTCCCTTTGTGTAAGATCCCGTACACGGAGACCCGGCGATATGATCAGCAATCGCGTCTTTTATTGCGGTTCTCAAAGCGGTCCATGTTGTGAAAGCCATTTAAACCTCCACCCTGTGGTCGATCTCAAACCTGTGGCTGCATTGACGGCATCGAAAAGAGGCGTAGTCCTGGCGGCGCATTAAACAAACGACCGGATGCGCGCCGCAGTTGGGGCATTGGGGAGTCTTTCGGTATCGCATCATCCGGTCGTCTGACTCGGTGATGGTAGTCGTCTGAATTTCTGAAAGTGCGGTCGTTTGGATAGCTGGGGAAACTGGCTGGATGGGGGTAAGGTCTTGATGAGAAACGCAGAATAAACTACCGTCGATAGCAGAACTTTTGCAGGATCGGCCTTTTTTAGTGGTTCCTTGACATTTTGCCATAAAAAAACCTCATCATATAGTGGTGTTTGAAATTACACACACTATACAATGAGGTTTTGGGGGGTTGCGCAGACTTTAAACAGAATGCAACTCATATAGGTCAAACTTTAAGCATATTGACACAGATTTGGCTTGACACGATATTTAGCCTTAAATTTCTTTATTGTGCCGTCAACATCAACGGCTATTACTCTTGTGGGTGGGTGCTTTTGGTTTCTTGGCATTCTAAACTTTCTACAATGTCAGCATGTTTAACCCATTCACCATCCGGGTCTTCATCCATCCTAACATCAAGTCCATAGGTGTCCCCCCCTGGGAAGGAATGTTTCCATGATGTCATAGTATATCGTTTCATTGCGCCCCTCCATCCCCAAGCAATAACCTCTTGGTTGTCTTGTCGGCCTCGCATGTCCGGCACGACTCATGCCCCCCCGAATAATCCAAACACTCAGCCCTTGTGATCATCTTGTCGCCCTGGTCTGGACATTTTATCATTTCGAGTTCAAGCGATTCACTGTTAATTTGAGGGATCGACCCGCATGCAATTAGCGTATCTCTCTCCATGTGCCCCCTGATGGTTCGATTCGCCTTGATTGCTACTGCATAGGCCTGTATTTTATTGGACATGCATTTGTGGGTCTGGTCGAACGCCCTCATGTTTGCCATAAACTGCTCATGTGTGATCTTTCCAATATTATACAACTGCCGTTGTCGGTGTATTTCTTGTATTTCTTGATCGAATATCATTTGTTTGCCTCCCTTAGCGCCCTATAAATTTTAAGTTGTTGTCGTTTTAGTATTACTAAATTCTGTGTGATGTCTTTTCGTTTTATTCTAAATTGCCTACATATCAATTTTTTTACATAATTATCGGATAGCTCGTCCATTTCTTTTTGGAGATAGCACTTCATTCTGGCGAATATTTCATCCCTGTTTTCCACATAGCGGCGGCGGCGTTTGTCCTTATTTTTTTCGCGACTTTTTTTCTGATAAGCCTTACTACAATTACTGCATTGTGATTCTATTGAAAATTTGCATCCTTTCTTACCCCTATCAAACTCATACCACCACTTCACCCGCCCGCACTTAGTGCATTCCTTTGAAAACCCCATAAGCGCCCCTATTTATTATCCGAAAACTTCAAGTTGCGTGGCGGGTCATACCCTGCGATAATTGCAGCGGCATAGACAACTGCCTTTTCCAAGTTCACCGGCGCATAGGCCTCTGTTGGGCGTCCAGAGCTATACCGCGTAAAATTCACCCGCCCATTCTCCACCTCCATTTTCCAAAAACCCTTAGCCTCTGCCTCGGTACTTTGGGTGGACAACGAAATCCTAATGGGACACTCCCAAATGATATCCTCACTCGCTGGCTCTTCGTCCGTGGAATCTTCTTTCAGTTCCCCAATACTTTTAGAAAGCGCCAATACCCGTATGGCATGGCTTGCTGAAGATTCAGCCTCCTTTTGTTCTCTGCTTCCCAGTTTTAACCCAAAATAATTGATTACTGTGTCAAGCGCCGCTTTTGCTAACTCGTCTGATTTACTCATTTTCTTCTCCTTATTGTTAAATATTATTTTATCAACTTTAAACGAGGGTTTGACTTGTAAATGATTTGCTTTAAGGCCTCTAAATATTGCCTGGTCCTTTCCGGGTAATCATCGGCAACGAGGGCAACAAAGGCTCCAAACAAATCCAGAACCCGCCCCTTTGAATCGATATGCCCCACAACCTCAAAAAACGAAGATATAAATTCAGTCAATTCTTGATCACTTAGATTTTGTTTTGCCATCAAGCCTCCACTTCCCCCTCTTCCGGGGGGTCTTTTATGGGTCGTATCGTCCTGGCCCTGAAAAATGCGTCGACGTTAGCCGTGTGAAAATGATAAGCGTTGAAAACCAACCAGCAAGGCAAGCCCTCTTGAATGTATTTCATAATCGTAGGTCGTGACATCGACACTTTGTGAATCTCTTGGAACCAATTACACAAATCGGGTATGCCTTTGATTATTCTGCCGGTTTCATTGCTCATTTTTAAAAGCCTCAACAACAATTTGGTCGTAAGTTCTTCTTGCCGCTTCACCCATGGTCCTTGGAAAATCAACAAACATACGCCTTTCTTCTTCTGTGTAGTCTCCATGCCTGAGTCTATCCGCTTCTTTTTGGATTTCCCTTAATGCTCGATCCCGCATCTTTTCGGGCCATTCAGAAATGATAGAAATAATCTGAGATATTGCGCTATTTTTAATTAGAACTTTCATCTAAACCAATCCCCCTTCGGCTTCGGTATAAACGCTTGTTTTTTCGGTTTTTCTTCCTTTCGTTCCGTCTTGCTTCTTATCTGTTGTTCCAGGTCCCTTTCCAACTTGTCAAGATTAATGCTGTCAACGATTCTCAAAGCAGCGGCGTATGAATATTTAAAACAGTCTAAAACCTCTGCCCTGGGGTGTACCCTGACCAATTCGCGCACCGGAAACCCCTTTTTGTCCCGGCTGTTTATGAACTTCTCGGCGGTCAACTGCAAATAAAACTCTTTGTCGAGCCCGACCGGAAAATGATAATACCCCGGCCCCGGTTCTTCCTGTTGCAATCGGGTGTAAATCGTCGCGGTTGCGGTGTCGGAGCCAACCGGCCAGAGCATAACCCCGTTTGGGATCTTCTTTCCGCCATAAGTTACGGTTTGCGGAGCCGGAGCCCCCAGAATGGGCTTGCCCGGGTTAGACATGCCTTTAAGCGCAAAAACAACCGGCTGTCTCAATCGACAGTAATTATAAACAACCTGGGTCCTGGCTCCATCCCCGGAATCAACGCCCATGGATAAAATATTGAGTTTCGCCCCGCTTTCATGCTCGAATTGCCGGTTTATGGTCAATTTGTCTAATTTCTTCCAAGCTGCGCCCCGAGATGTGTCGCCGTCTATTTTCTGATATGAGATTGTCCAGCATTGATCACCCCTGCCCCATGCCTGGATCAGCACGGCAAGAAATAAATGCTGAACGTCTACGGATGCAGTTAAGAAAAGCGCCTGTTGTGGAACGATAACATCTTGCATCGCCGCCCGTTGTTGTAGCATCTCATGTGCCGGTCGGTCGCCGTGCTGTTCAAACGGGTCCGCCATTAGCGTATTTGTCCAGGTCTTGAGCTTTTCGATATTTACAACACCCTGGATTTTACACTTTAAGAACTCCTCCGCGATATAAAGCCATGTATTCTTCCAGCCCATCGGACAGACCATGGCGTTATATTGAAATCCTCGAATTTTACGCTCCGGGTGTTCATGGATGTACTCACCGGCTGGCAACATGGTATGCTTCGAGACTTCATCGATTTTATTTTGACAGAACTGGCACTCATAATAAACCCATGATAGATTTAACTTGTCGAATTTTAGGTTCTGGAAAATAAGATATTGAAGCTCTCCGCATCTTGGGCAAGGTACGCAAAATTTCCCCATGCTTGATAAATTATACTCGCGCTCAATATTAGAAAAACCCTTGATCGTCGGGGTTGAATTGATAAACGTCTTGCTTTTTTTGCCAAACGTGCCGGTCCTACGGTCGGATAGATCGCCGGGGTCCCCTTCCCCCGCTACGTCTGAAACAAACCCGTCAAAGTCGTCTAATATGATATATTTAATGCTGTCAGATCGGTAAGTGATCGGCGAGTTTGACCCTGCAAATACCCATGACCCACCCGGAAAAGTCTTTTCAAGAATCGTATTGCTCGATGTCTTCAGGCTTGCATCCTTGACCAGCCCCTCCATGCAGGGGATATCTCTTAAACCCGTTGCAATACGTTTCTTGCTGAATCCTTGCATTTTTGTCGTTGTCGGCATCACCATCATAAGCGGGCCCGGAAACATGGCAGCAACACCAAATACAAAAATCTGTGCAATTGTGGTTCCTGCCTGCTGCGTCGGCTTCATGAGAATAACTTTTTGCGTCGGTGAGGATGGGGACAACTCTAAAAGCGGTTCCCGGATAAACGGCGTCCGGCTTATGCGAAACTGGCCATATTCCGCTGAATACTCGCGGGATAGATAAAACTCCTTATCCGCCCACTCGACAAAGTTAAGTTCGGGATCCGGTCTTAGGCCGGTCTTGAATGCTTGGGTGAAGGTCATTTGCTCAACCTTTCCCCGCACATCGGGCAAAATTTAAATTTAATATCCAAATCGTCTATAAATGTTTCTGATTCTTTAAGGAGGCTCGCGGGTGCGCCACCATCAAAACCATAACCCTCATCAAAACCCACGATGTGGTCACAAAGGCATGGGTACTTACCACCCCTACAGCGTATACACTTCCTCATTTGCTCAATACCTCCAATGCCTGCCTAATCTCTTTGGTTAAAAACTCGCTCACCTTGCTTTCATCAGTCTCAGCCGCCAATATTGCGCTTATCCTGTCCGGAATGTTCAAAAGCGCGTCCCGGACTGTTCGGGCGGTGTTGAAATCTTGCTGGTCTCTCTCGGCCCTTGAGATGAGTTGGCCGG